CTGTATAATGAATAATACTTTATTTATAAATAAGGTTGATGAATTTAAACTTAATTTTAATCCTACTAATAAAATAATTAATAAAAATACACCTACAAATAATACCAATACAACTACTAATACAACTACAAATAATACCAATACAACTACTAATACAACTACTAATAATACTATTACTACACCTACAAATAATACCAATGATACTAATAATACACCTACAAATAATACCAATGATACTAATAATACCAATAATACAAATAATACCAATGATACTAATAATACCAATAATACTATTAATACACCTACAAATAATACTATTAATACCAATGATACTAATAATACAGTAATTATTAATGAAATAAGTAATACAAATACAAATAATTCAGTTATTATAAATGAGAGTAATAATAATTCTTGGTGGCATCCGTCAAAAAATGGGAAGAAGAGAATATTATGGGCAGGAACTCACGTGCACCAGAGTAATGGATATAGTAGAGTTATGTATTATATAGCAAAATATTTAGGAAATTATGATGATATAGAATTAACTATATTTGGATTTCAAAATTTTAATATTTGTGATAGTCAAAAACTTATTAGAAATGAAATAAATGAAAAAGTTATAATATATGATGCATATGCGAATGAAGACCCTAAACGAAATGGATTTGGAGAAAAAGAAATAGGGAATTACATTAAACAACATCCTCAAGATATAATAATAATATTCAATGATTCAATAATTACATCAGCATTAACAGCAACTATTATAACTGAATGTGGAGACCAAAGAAAAAATTTTAAATTAATTTCATATATGGATCAGGTTTACACATATCAACGAAAAAATTATATAGAAATATTAAATACATATTATGATGCCATTATAGCATTCACTCCATATTGGAAAGATATTGCATATAAATTAGGTATTAAAAAAACGATGGATATTTATGTATTTCCACACGGATTCGATCATAATTTATATTATCCAATAGACCAGAAAATAGCACGATATTATAATAATTATGATGATGAAGATTTTATGGTTTTAAATTTAAATAGAAATCAACCTCGTAAAAGATGGGATACGACAATAATGGCGTGGGCAGAATTTGTAGAAAGACATTATTTGGTTAATGTAGCAAAGACTATTTCAAAAAATGATTGTAAAATAAATAAATATACATCTAGACCTATTAAATTAGTTATTGGAACATCTCATGATAGTCATTGGGATTTAATGGATGTTTTAGAGAATGAAATTAAATTTAGAAAAGTTCCATTTGAATATGCTAAGAATACGATAATAATGGTTAATAATCCTCAACAATTATCAGACAGAGATATTAATATTTTATATAATGCTTGTGATGTAGGATTAAATACTGCTGATGGTGAAGGTTTTGGATTATGTGGATTTGAAGGATTGGCAATTGGAAAAGCTCAAATATCATCATATGTTGGAGGAATGCGTGAATTTTTAAATGAAAATATTTCATTATTAGTTAAACCTAAATTAAATATCTATTTAGATACAAAAAATAATGGAATTGGAGGTGTTGCGGAATTATGCGATCCTCACGATTTTGCAGAAGCTTTTTGGAAATATTTTAGTTCTCCCGAATTAATGCAAAAACATGCAGCAAGAGGAAGACAACATATTATGACTAATTATAGATGGGAATCTATGATTGAATATCTTCATTCAAAAATTCTATCAAAATTATAAAAGATATTTAAGGTTTATGTGCTACTTTCCTTAAATCCTTTTTAAGATATATTGCTAGTCTTTTAGCATTTTTTCTTTCTATTTTTATTTTTTTATTTTTAGATTCTTGTTTAAAAATATAATTCATTTTATTTACTTCATCAATATCTTCCTGTGTTTCTTCAATATATCCTTTATTTAATCCTTCATATATTTCATCATCTTTTAATGGTGAAACAGGAGAATATGGTAAATCTAATACTGATTTTAAAGACCTTTGAGAAGATATTGATGTTGGAGATATAGTATCATTTTTATCTTTTGATAAATATTTTTTATCTACTTCTAATGAATTTAATCTTACATAAATTAAAGTATTAATACCTTTTTTAAGTCCAAATGAAAAACATAAATCCGTTTTTTTCTCTTCTTCTACTGAAACAATATCATCTAATTTACATTTTTTCATATTAAAGCAAACCTTTCTATCATCATCATTAAAATTCCAATCAAATTTTATTAACTCACAAGGATTTTCTTTATATTCGTGTTGATGTTCTTTTTTAATTGCTGCATCTTGAGTTGATTTTAACCATCCATTATATACATATTTGTTATTTTTACAAGTAATACCTGCTATTGCATGGTGATTGGTTGTTTCATTATAATTTTGATTTATGCATGAATCTAATATATATTCATATCCATTGAAATTTATAATTTTTTCAAAAGTATTTAAACCTGAATATGTAAATCCATATTTATCTAATAATAATGATGATAATTTAATATTACTTTTTGAATAATTTTCAATACGTTTATGAAAAAAATATCCATTATTGTCATCTTTCCAAATATTTATATAAATATAATCCGGATTTTGAGTATTAAGTATTTTGGATTTAGTAGTTGTTTTTTTACCAAAAAATAATTTTTTAATAATTTTTGTTTGAGATTCATCATATGATGATATAATATTCATTGATTGAGTTATTCCCGCATAAAATTTATTATCATAATAATCTAATACTATACAAGTACGTCCCAATTCTTCTATGAATTTATATAAAAAAATATTGGGAAACCATCCTCTTAATATCATTGCTTTTAATGTAGGTTTATTAAGGTCTTTTACATATGATAATATAACTTCTGGGCGAATAATATTAAAATATTTTTGTGCCTTATCTTTATCATTATAATTACTCAATAATATCTTATTTACAATTGATAATAAACGATTACTTTTATCAAATGTTTTATTTTCAGTTAATAATAATTTTCGCGATTGCTGACTATATAATAAACACATCAATATTGCATTAAACCAACAAGTACTCTCATATTGAGGTATTGTAACAACATTTCTACAAAAATCATCAACATCCATTTAAAAACCTCTATTATAAATGAAAGATATTTAAGGTTTATGTGCTACTTTCCTTAAATCCTTTTTAATAAGTATTGCTTCTTTCTTAGCTTCTTTTCTTTGTATTTTTTTTTCATTATTTTTATTTTGTTGTTTATAAATATAATTTATTCTATTTATCTCATCAATATCTTCCTGTTGTTCTTTATTATCTGAATCATAATCACTATCATCTTCATTTAATCCTTCATATATTTCATTGCTTTTTAATGGTGAAGCAGGAGAATATGATAAATCCAATAATGTTTTTAAAGACCGTTGGGAAGATATTGATGTTGGAGATATAGTAGCATTTTTATCTTTGGATAAATATTTTTTACCTGCTTCTAATGGTTTCAATCTTACATAAATTAAAGTATTAATACCTTGTTTAAGTCCAAATGAAAAACATAAATTCGCTTTTTTCTCTTGCCTTCTTGAAAGAATATCATCAATTTTACATTTTTTTAAGTTAATACAAATTTTTTTATTATCATCTTTAATATTCCAATCAAACTTTATTAACTCACACGGATTTTCTTGATATTCTTGTTGATGTTCTTTTTTTATTGCTGCATCTTGAGTTGATTTTAACCAACCATTATATATATATTTATTATTTTTACAGGTAATACCTGCTATTGCATGATTATTAACTGCTTCATTATAATTAAGATTTATACACGAATCTAATATATATTCATATCCATTGAAAGTTATAATTTTTTCAAAAGTATCTAAACCTTTATATTCAAATCCATATTTATCTAATAATAATGATGATAATTCAATACCCTTTTTTGAATAATTATCAACAGCATCAAGAAAAAAAATACTATCATCATCATATTTTTTCCAAATATTTATATAAATATAATCAGGATTTTTAGTTTTATGTATTTTAGCATCAATAGTTTTTTTTTCTATATAAACCATTTCTTTTCTAAAAATTTTATGAGATTCATCATATATTGATCTGATATTTATAGATTGAGTTATTCCTGTATAAAGTTTATCATCATAATTATCTATTACCATACAAGTACGACCTAATTGTTCTATAAATTTATATAAAAAAAGATTAGGAAACCAACCTCGTAATATCATATTTTTTTTAGTATCTTTTGTAATGTCTTGTAAATATGATATAATTACTTCTGGGCGAATAATACTAAAATATTTTTGTGCCTTATCTTTATCAATATAATTACTTAATAATATCTTATTTACGATTGATAATAAACGATTTCTTTTATCAAATGTTTTATTTTCAGTTAATAATAATTTTCGCGATTGCTGACTATATAATAAACACATCAATATTGCATTAAACCAACAAGTACTTTTATATTGAGGTATTGTAACAACATTTCTGCAAAAATCATCAACTTCCATCCTTAAATACTCTATTATAAGTAAAAGATATTTAAGGTTTATGTGCTACTTCCCTTAAACTCTTTTTAATACTAATTGCTTCTCGTTTTTCTTGTTGTCTTTTTCTTCTTTTTTCATCTTTTATATCCATTCTTTTTAAATTATATCTATCATAATTTATTTGTGCTATTTCTTCTGAATCCAATGATTCATATTCATAGTGCCCTTCTGGGTAACCTTTAAATATTTCATCATCTTTTAGTGGCGATACTGGAGAACCTTCGCGAGATAATAAACTATTTAATGATAGTTGAGATGAAATTGATGTTGGAGATATAGTAGCATTTTTATCTTTGGATAAATATACTTTATCTGCATCTAATGGTTTCAATCTTACATAAATTAAAGTATTTCTACCTTTTCTAACTCCAAATGAAAAACATAATCTACTTTGCTCTATTTGTCTATCTCTAACTTTTCTCATTTTACAATAATGAGAATCTATACAAATTTTTTTTTTATCATCATTAACATTCCAATCATATTTTATTAAATCACACGGCATATCATTATCCCTATATTTTGAATCATCTCGTCTTAATGCTGCATCATTTGTTTTTCTTAACCATCCATTATATATATATTTATTATTTTTACAAGTAATACCTGCTATATCGTGTCCAACATTTGATATTTGATTATAATTGGTATTTATACACGAATCAAGAATATATTCATAACCATTAAATGTTATAATTTTATTAAAAGTTTCTAATCCATCATATGAAAATCCATAGGAATTTAATAATAATGGTGCTTTTGCATGTGCCTCATATCTTTCCATTACAGGTGCAAATGTATCGTCCTTTTTATCCTGACTTTTCCATATATTTATATAAATATAATCAGGATTTGGTATTTTCTGTATTTTTTCTTTTATCTGTTCTCTAGTATGTGTAAAATAAATATTTTTTCTATAAGTATCATAATCTCTTATTATTTGAATATTCATTGATTGAGTTATTCCAGCATAAAATTTTTTATTATAATAATCTAATACTATACAAGTACGCCCTAATTGTTCTATAAATTTATATAAAAAAACATTTGAAAACCATCCTCTTAATATCATCGTTTGTAATGTTGGTTCATTAAGGTCTTTAACATATGCTAATATTACTTCTGGACGAATAATATTAAAATATTTTTGTGCCTTATCTTTATCCATATAATTACTTAATAATATCTTATTTACAATTGATAATAACCGATTACTTTTATCAAAATTTTTATGTTCTGTTAATAATAATTTTCGTGAATTTTGACTATATAATAAAGACATCAATATTGCATTAAACCAACAAGTGCTTTCATATTGAGGTATTGTAACAACATTTCTGCAAAAAGCATCGCCTTCATCCATAATAACCTCTATTATAAGTTAAAGATATTTAAACAAAATCATAATAAATTAATAATCTTAATAAATTACCAAGTAATAATAATATAAAATTATCAATCATTATTTTATCATCATTAGGATTATCATCTTTAAGATTATCATCTGTAAAATAAAAAAATTCAATAAGTAAAATTATAACAGATGCTGAGAAATTTAAAAATCCAAATAATATTATAATTAAACAATTAATACTAACATTGAAATCCATAAATGTAAATAATGTTGTTTTATAAAAATAATTAATATCTTTTTGATATATTATATCATTTATTAATAACGGATAATGTCTATCATTTGTATTACTACTAGTATTAAATGTTTGATATATTAATGCCTCTTTTACAGATATGATATTTATCCCATTTCTTATTAATGATAAAAAACATAATTCAAAGTCTATATGATATGAAACTTTATTTATATAATTTAGAATATTTCGTGCCCCTTCTAATGATATTATATATCCTACCGTCTGTGATATAAATAATTGTTTATAATAATTTTCATCAATATTATATAATCTAATATTTTTATTATGAATTATATTTGATGATAAAAATATAATATCATAATTTATTGGTGCTTTATTAATAACATCATTAAATTTATTAAGAAAATCATCTTTAAAAATAAAATCATCTTCTAATATTAATGTCTGTTTAATACCATCTTTAACTATCTTTTTCCAAATATTAATATGCGATATTCCACATCCAATCATACCACGAGATGCTAATAATTTACCAATATTAGTTGTAATATTATTAACTTCATTATTTGATAATTTTGAACCATATATTGCCGAATATCTTTCATAATTTGAAATACCATATTTTTCAAGTTGATTAATACTATTATTCATTCTTTCCACATCTCTATCTAAATTTATTATAAATATCTTATCAATATTATTCATTTTAATAAGAATGATTATAAAAATAATTATTATATAATCACATAATAATAATATAATGAATAATATTTTATCATCTTCATCTTTTGTATTTGATAAAAGTAATTCTAGATTTAGTATATTAAATATATATAATGACGACAATGATGATTTTAAATCATTATCATCATCAAATAAAGAAAAAATTAGAAAACAGTTTAAAGAAAGTATTCTAAAAAAAAAAGAAGAAGAAAAATTAAATACTAATAAATGTTATTGTTGTATTATGTAATATTCATTGATTTTTTAATATTAAGTATAATTAAATATGGATGATATATGTAATTATAAAATTATATTAATTGATAGTAAAAATGTTATTTATAATGGTGATAATACTTTATATGATTTTCATATAAAATTAGCAGATAATATAAGAGATGTTTATAAAATTAAGGTATTGTTTGATGCTGTTTCTTTTCCAACAGCAAATTTAACTGATCCTGCTAAAACTACTAATTTAGATAATATTTATATTAATTTAAATGATTATGATAGAATTAAAACAGCAATTACTGTAAATGATGCTATAATAAATATTAGAGCATTTGATTCTATAATGATTGATGTTAATAAAATAAAATCAGTTCAAGGAGTTAATGAAACAACTATGTATAATGATTTTAATGAAAATGAAGGAGATTTTCATTTACAACCTGTAGAAGCTAATTTCAACAGACTTAATATAAAATTATTAAATAAAAATAATATAATTATAAGTAATACATATATATCACGATTTGTTATGAAATTATGTATTTATTATAATACTAAAAAAATATCACAATTTTAATTTAACTATAATATCTATCCTTATTTATTACCTTCTTTGCCCCATTATCTTTAAATTTAGCTTCATTTTCAGAATCAGAAGATGAATCCTCTGTATATATCAATTGTTTCTTTTTTTTATTTATAATTAATTCATCTTCTTCCTCTGTATCTGATGAATTAATTTTAATAATCTCATTTTTAATTTCTTTCTCTTCCTTCTTCTTCTCTTCCTTCTTCTCTTCCTTCTTCTCTTCCTTCTTCTCTTCCTTCTTCTCTTCCTTCTTCTTCTCTTCCTTCTTCTCTTCTTTCTTCTCTTCCTTTTTCTTCTGTTCTTTCTTAATTATTTCATCTTCACTATCAGATGATTTATAAATAGTTTTATTAATTATTGGTGTTTTTTTACCTTCATAATCAGATGTATATTGAGGTTTATCGTCTTCATTTGAATCACTGCTATAATCGGTTGATTCATCGTCATCATCTGATTTAACTTCAACCTGTTTTTTTTTATCTTTTTTATTATAAGATGAAGAATTATTATCTTGATTAGAAATATCTATATTTATAATTTTAATTTCATCTAGTTTTTGTTCTTCATCAATATTTATAATTTTATCATTTTTATCTCCTTCGTCATTAACTTTTACAATTTCATCTTTTTTATCTCCTTCGTCATCTTCTTCGTCATCTTCGTCATCTTCTTCGTCTTCTTCGTCTTCTTCTTCGTCTTCTTCGTCTTCTTCTTCGTCTTCTTCGTCTTCTTCCTCTTCTTCGTCTTCTTCTTCTTCGTCTTCTTCGTCGTCTTTATTAGAAACTTTTGCATCATCGGTTATAATAAATTTATCAATATTATTAAGTATTTCTTCAACTGGAGTACAATCTCTAATAATTGTTTTAATGATTTTTCTTATATTTTTTTCAACAATATTTAAATGATATTGTTTTTCAGATGTTTTAAGGTTTTTATGTGAAAAAAGATAGGCATTTTTCCAACAATAAATACCGCCATTAATTAAACATTTATGAATAAAATCAGTGATAGTAATAATATTTACATTTTTTAAATTAATTTTCATATTATCTGTTTTTAATTTAATATTAATGACAATAATTTCATTTAATAATTTACTTATAATAGTAGCATCATATTTTTTACACGATTTTAAAATATTATCACAATATTCCTGAATTAAGTTATTATTCCAACTTTTAACATGTGCCATTTTATTCTGAAAATCCTGAATATTTAATGATGATTTATATATATCATAAATACAAGAACATATAGGAACCGTTAAATTATCTAATATAATATCTGTATATTCTTTTTTAGAATCCAGCAAACTTTGCATTCTTTTTATATATATTTTATAATTAACTTCTTAAATAT